GGCGATAAGCCTGAGTGTCGGATAGCGTCATATAATTCCTCCTTTACTTTAATCTAATAGTGCATCATCAAGATTTATTTCTTTTTTCTTAGAAGTGTTTTCTTTAACCGGGACTACATATTCATGTGTCTCTGTATTTGCAATTGCTGCCGCAATACTACTTGCTCTCGCTTGTCTGTCGGCGCGCCAAGCTTTCATATTTGCCATACTACGCGGTCCTACTAAAGCCAATGACTCAGACAATTTGTCTTTCTTTGATACATTATAAATATAATCAAGACAATCAACAATTGCATCATCGGTATAACCATATTCATTTTTCAAACGTTTTCTCTCTGTCCAGATACGTGGCCCAGGACTCTTAATTCCAAATATTTCACAAACTTTATTTGAGAACCTTTCCCGCGCCAATTTCTCTTCATAACAAGTTGGACAATACCAATATGTAGTTTTCCCACTAAGAGATGCATACTGGATTAATTCATCTTTATAAAATTCACCTTTGCATCCTGCACATTTTCTAGTTATCTGCATACAATCACTTCCTATATTTCATTCTGTATAAAGTATACCATGATTTCCAGAAAAAGTCAAATAAATAAAGGCTTATGCTTCAGCATAAGCCCATTTATATTTATATGCCGATTTTAATTTTCCTTTACAAGCTTTAGTAATAGATGAGCCATTACCGGGCTTACCTATTGCTATTGCGGCTTCAGCCGCACTCTTATAAGTAGCTAGTAAATTTCCTTCTAAATCATACTGATTAACAGCAATCTTAGTATAATTTTTTTTATTATTATTCCGTTCAACTTTTATTAATATATCTTCCTTATCACCTTGATATTTCCATAAATATCCTTGACAATTAAAGGATTTTCCAGAAGCAGCATCTTCAATAGAACTACGATGCACATTTAATGCTTGCGCGGCTTCGGTAATAGAATTATATTTTTTTACTAATATGCCATCTAGTGTATATTGTTCTACCGGACGCTTAGTTTTTTCTAATGGAATTTCCGCCACTAATTGTTGAATTGATTTTGGTTCATCTTCATGGCACCAGATATATCCATTAGCATTATGCCTTCGATGATTACACACATCACGAATAGAAGTTTCACTACATCCTGTATTAATAACTGCTTCTTGAATACAACTAAATTTATTTAATAAAACGCCATTCAGTGAATATTGTAAAATTGCTTTCTTTTTATATTGACTTATTTTACTTTGCGCGCGAGAGCGTATTTCAGTAGTGGTAATTCCATTTGCTTTTAAAGTTAAACAAATAGTATCTACACAACTTCCAATTATATTAGCAATTTCACTAGCAGTAAAACCATCATTCCATAAAGATAATATATCATCAGTTTCATACTTATGATTTCCTTCTCCACCTAGAGTAGAATTATAACCATTATTATAAGTATCATACTGTTTAATATAATATTTTTCGCGCTCGAGTAATAAATCATCAGGACATTGTTCAATTTCTTGTACTATAAAATTATCACATCCATACTTATTAAGTGCGCGAACAAAATAAATATTAGGTTTTAATCGTTTTGCTTCACTTTTATGTTGTATCCATCTTGTATTAATATCAAACTTGGTTTTTCCAACATATTGTTTTCCATTAATTTTATTTGTTGCTAAATAAATAAATCCCATGTAAATTACCTCCAAAATCACTTTGGGTTTTCCTCCCATATAATTTGTAGGAACTTACATGGGAAATCCATGTATTTTTTTCTAGAATTATTTTTTATTCCAAATTTTTCATTTCATCAATAAATAATTCTACAAGATCTACTTGTGATGGTACTGCTTGACTAAGTTTAAAGTCCTCAGTGCCAAAAACACGTCGAATAATATCTTTCATAATCATTAAATGCTGCTCTTTCTCTTCTTCATTTTTTGCAGTATTTAAATAATCCATCCATACAGTTTTAGCCTCGGCCATTACTTCTTGGAACGGGCGCTCTTTAATTTGTACTGTTTCTACATGATCAGTTACTTTAGCACCATTTAGTTCGACATCCTTATCAATAGCTTCACCAATAGCATCTACCAATTCTTGATATCCGAATTTAATTTTAGGAGCAAGATACTTGTATCTACTACCAGCAAATACATATGGGGTTGAACGTGTATATAAATATCTAACACTTTCTTTTGTTACAGGATCAAATTCAGTACCAATATATCCAATAATATCAACCAATGCATCAATTACTTCTCGCATTTGTCGAGGGCCATCAGGCTCCACCATAGTAATAGGATTACCATCTTCATCATGCATATCAGTACTTTTTTCCTTATCATGGCAAATCAGAATTACACCAAAGCCTAGCATTGTTATTTCACGTAATGCTTCAGAAAACTCTTTCTTTACCATACCCCAACCCTGTCCCCATGGGATTTCACGAATGCTACTTACGTTTTCACGCTGGCATACATATTTTTCACATAGATCATATGCCCATGTAGCTGTATCAATTACTACGGTATCATACATTTCTTTTGCTTGTGGTTTCCGTAGTTGCGAAAGAACCTTTTTAAAATCTGCCCATTTTGGTATTGGCACATAATATTGACCGCTCAAAGCATTAAGACCTAATTCAAATGCACAAGTTAATGTACGTGGGGCCTATACTGCAAAAGAGGTTTTTCCGCTTTTACTCTTACCATAGATAAGAATATACTTGCCCTTAACGGAACGATCAATAACACTGGGTTTTAAATTAAATATATCAATATCTGCCATTTTATTTTCCTCCTTTCATATGAATGTCCGAGGTAGGGCATAAGCCAATTCTTATGCCCAATCCCTCTATCACATTGTAAGTTTTCAATTGCCAGGTGTGCTTTTAATCACTCCTACCACTGGATTGACTTACAATTACTCCCAATCATACTTCTTAGAGGAAGCTTCCACGGCGTTAGCGCTAGACTTTACAGTCGTGCTATTACGCGCATTAATCTGCATCTGTTCAATTGCCGCTTTACGCTCGTTAAATGCCTTCTTAATTTCTACTGGATCATATGCAAAATCTTCTTCCTTGCATTCATCATCACCAGTAGTGATAATTAGCTCACGCACAAACTTAGTTGTGGTTTCTGGTACATCTTCACCCCAGCCGCTAGACTGTACTTCCTCTTCCTGAGAAAGAACACGAATACGGCCCTTAACGGTAACTGTACCATTTGTTTCCCAATTACGAGAAATATATTCAACAGTATCGGGAGCCTCAACAATAAATTCAACTACGTCGAGCTTCCCGCCATACTGTACAATACCACCCTTAATTACTAGACGACCAGTAGTATCGCCTTCACGATCTACTTCATCATGCATATCCATAATAAAGATATCGGTTACAAAAGATGCTACATCTGCAACACGAGCTTCATTAATAAATGAACCACGAATCTGCCATCCATTAATTAGCTGCCCAGTACGAGATACAAAGTTATTTTCCTGTAGAGAAGCACCTGTTAGACGTACATGAGATGCATGATCAATACCAACATTCTGCGCCGTCTTCATTAGCTTTAGATCATTTAGACTCTTCCATGCGGGATTATTCTTACCAGTGGATGTATACTCGGTTGCAAACATACCAACCTGCACATCACTAGTTTCTTCTTTTCCACCAAAAGTCTGAGTAACACGAATTGTTACTGTTGCACGCTGATATGGACGACCATCAGATAGCTTGCCATCGCCAAAAGATACATCCATTAGAGTGCCTGCTAGATTTAGTTTATTTGTTGCCTGAATACTAATACTTTTCATTTTACATTTCTCCTTTGCTTCGTTATTTTATTCTTAATTAAGATTTTGCTTCTGCTTCCTTCGCGGCCTTTGCAGCTGCTTTTTCCGCAGCCTTACGTTCTTTTTCTGCCTGCTTCGCGGCAAGTTTAGCCTGTTCCTCAGCTACTGGATCATAAGTTAAACCGGCTTCGGTTAGAGTATGATACTTAACTTCCTTAGTCTTAGCCTTTCGAGTTTCAGTTGCTGGTTCTAGTTCAACTATTTCTGTACGAGTTGTCGTAGTATACTGCTTCTTTTCTAGTGGATTAATACTACCAATTACTGCACTAAGAGAAATTCCTAGAGCATCAGCGATCTCCTGCTTAGAATATTCCTTTCCATAATGTTCCTTTAAAAAATTCAATACGCGCTCAGAATTAATAGTCATATGCATTTCTCCTTTTATATCTTGTATAGATTTATTTGTTATTTTATTCAATTGTATTTTAGATTACTTTATCCCGCACACGGGCCACTTTTCTTTTTCTATATATAGTATACATTAAATTTTATAAAATGTCAAACAATTATTCTTTTTCCTTAATAATAAATTTTTCGTTTGCCATTTTTCGCGCGAGTTCATT